AGTTCCTCTTGAGCTAGTCGCTCTTGTTCTTTTGTTGCTGCATCAGGCTCTTTTATAACAGTTGTTGGAGTTACGCTCGTCTGACCAATATTTACAGGCTTTTCAGGTTCAGGCTTTAGGCCCTTTTCATCTATTTCATCTTTGATAGCACTGGCCACATCCACTGGGGCCGCAGACGCTTTTTTCTTTTTACCAAAACACATCGGATCACTCCTTCTTTGCTATTGCAAAGCATAGAAAATAAAAAAGTTCAACGCACAAGTGACCACACACTAGGTTTCTTAGCTGCGTTCTTTGGTTTGCGGTTGAATACATCAAAGTCTTTCTTTGCGTAAGCAATCTGTGATGGCTTCTGATTTGACATTAAGGCTCTGCCCTCACCAGCCCCAAGAAGTAAATACTGTAAAGCATCGTGAATGTGCGAGTACATATTCTTGTCAGGCTTATCTGCATATCTTTCGCCACTAACTTCCATACGCTTATATGAATACCCACCCTCAAAGCCTTTGATTAGCTGCTGGCAACGGCGATCAACTAGAAACGCAGGTTTGCCTTCAACCATTTTATTAAGTTGTTGCGAAACTGACTCCAAGCGGAGATCAACCGAATTACTCGGAGCGGGGAATGCGCGAAGACCAGCACCTCTAAGTATGTGGAAAGGGGTAGATTCGTCCGTTTGCGCCCTAAAATCACCCGCTGGATCCCCATATATGTAGACATCGGAAGTCGTAGCAAAGCGCGTAGCAATCTCATTTCTTAGAACCTCTGCAAATCTAACTATGCCCATATCAAATGCAACGATCTCAGATTGAATCAACCACCTGTTTCTAACCTTTTGACCAATAACAGCCGCAGGGGTAAGGCCAAAGTCAATTCCGATATACAACGGAAGGTTAGCCGCAACAGGTATTTCTTCTTTAGCAACGTGAGTTTCAGTAACAAACATGGGATATACTGGCTTTCCATCCTGAATTGTACCAAGTCTATTCATAACATAGACATCAATCCAAGATTTAGTTTTACCCTGAATAAGGTTTGGATAATAGTTTTGCATCATGTTCTTACGGTTTTCAGCCGCATCACTAGGAACATAATCCTCTATTTCCCCATCCTCATTGTAGGTTTCTTTCATACCTGCGGGTTGCGTAAAAAACTGCCAGTTCTCTGGCTTGACCAACATCTTTGCTTGATCGCGCGGGATGTGATCTGGGATAGGAACTTCACCAGACATGATAGGCCACCAGTGATCTTCTTCTGGAGCGTTGGTATCGGCAATAACACCTGTCCAACTTGGGCCACCTTCACGCATAGAAGGAAAACGACCAACACGCATTGTACACGCATCGATGATAGACTTTGGAATCTCACGCGCCTCGTTAATCCAAATGCCAGTTAGTTCGAGTGAAAGCAATTTCTTAACATCTTCAGGTCGATCTAATGCTAAGAAGATGACCTCAAGATCTAAGTCACCCTTCTTGATATGGTGGGTGTATGGCACTGACCAGATAAACTTACCCCATTGATCCTCGGGAAACCAATCAAGCCAAGTCTTAATAGTGGTAGTTCGTAGCTGTGGGTTGGTGTTACGAATGATTGCCCATCTACTTCGACGGATCCCATCTTCGTTTTTCTTCTGTGCAAGCGCACGGCGAAACACTTCTACGCAGCAGCCGACAGATTTACCAGAACCAACAGGCCCACGGATCCCACGAAAGAACGTATCGTCCTTCATAAACTGCTTTAAGACTTCGCCATCTGGTTTGTACTTAAAGGTTGCCAACTTTGTGATCCACTGCAAACTTTAACATGCGTTCAATAACTTCAGGCCCAATAACATCTATGATCTTGTCAGCCTCATAGTCGGTCTGAAAGTCCTTGGGGTGGTGCTGCATGTGTACTTTCTTCACCACCCTGCGAAGCAAGTCTCGCTCATGCTTAGAAAGGGTTTGGGTAAAGCTCATTCGTCTTCTATCTCAATTCTTTTTGGCGCAGCCGACTTCTTTTTCTTAGGCTTCGGCTTAGAATACGCCTCGTTAATGTCAGTAGTGGAAGGGTCGTCTGCCTTCAGCCGTCCTTTGGAGCTACGAGAACGTGTTGGTTCTGGCCCTTCCACCAAGCGGCGCGAGTCAGGGGTTCTCGTTTTGCCGCTATACGTTGTACCAGCAAGAACATGTGTCTCGCCAGTATACAATTCACCGCTAGTTAAATACCAAGCCATTACTTCGATGGCCTTACAGCTTTAGACATCTTAGCACCATCGCCGCGCTTGTTCATATTAGTCAGCGCTTTGTTGACTGCACCACTCTTTAGTGGGCCACCACCCGCTTGACCGTTCATTGCTTTAGCTGCTGCTGCGCCCACGGTCGCGCCCATGCTTGCAACTATACTTAATAAAGACATAGTAACCTCCTACGTTCTGTACTGTCTTACTTTCCGAGCAATCGTTTTCGGTTGAGCCACAAACTGCTTACCCTTTGCCTTGCCCTCTCGTTTAGCTCTGGTTGTAGCTGCATATTCAGAATCACTAAGAGCAGCAATAGCCTTGCTAGGAAGGTAACGCTCACCAGTCTCACTAGACTTCTTACCAGACTTAGTGCGCCACTTTTGCTTTCCCCAGTTAAGTAGAGACTTTTGCGGAGCTTTCATCTGCTTCCCTCTGCTTCTTTAGTATGGCATTTAATGTGCCGCGATCTTCGTAGGTCATTATCCTTTTGGCGACCTTTTAATCAAAGAGCGTATCTTTTCTTTTTCGGCAGCATTAAGTCTATTCTGCTCCAAGCGATCAAATACTTTTGCACTTTTTTCTCCATCATCTCCATATTCGTTTCGAAGGAAATTAGCAAATGCTGCATGATCACCTGCGCGTGCCTTGCTCTGCTTTTGGTAATTTTCGCTATTAATGTTCTTGATAAAATTACGATAAACCTTACGAGATAATTTTTCCCACTGCTCAGCTGTACCATATTGCTTTGCACCAGAGGCAGTTGTGTACATCTTTAATTTCTCAGCCATTATCGGTATCCTCCACCTTTCGCTTTGTATTCCTTTGCAAGCAACTGTGCCTTACGCGCCGACCATTGACCAGCTTTAGTTCCATGAGTCGCGCGATTCTTTATAGCTTGAAACAAACTCTTGCGCATCTTTGGCTTGGTATAGTTGCCAGCAGCATTAACCGTACTCATGACTTCTTATTCCTTTTGGCAAAGTTACGAGCAGCCTCTACACTACCAAAACCCCAAGCCTTCAACGCTAATGCCTTACGAGTCGGGCGACCCTTCTCATCTTTCATCGGCCCCTTCATACCAGCAAACCGAGCAGCAAAAGAAACACGACGAGGATTAGTCCCGCTCTTAACAGGAGCCTTGAGATTAGCACCCTCAGTCCTTTTAAAATACGCACGACCCGCCGCATTCAAACCACCTTTAGGATTCTGATACTCTTTCCTTGGCATTTATGGCTCCTGATCTTTCTTAACTTTCTGCGCCATACGATCTTGACGCAACATGTTAGCTTCGATCTTCTTCGCTTTTTTAAGCAACGAAGCACGCTGAGAAGATGTTACCAACTGACCATCATCCGTACCAAGCATCTCCTTAACCTTACGTCGAAAAGCAGACAGCTTAGAATAATCCTTCGGCATACGCTCCAACTTAGCGTCTATCATTTCATATCGAGCCTTCATTAAACTCGCTGGACTTTGACCTTTGGGCATGACGTACCTTTCACCAAAAAAATCTATCTAAACCTTTGCGTACCTTTTTAGCCTATAACTCGAGGGAGGGACTACTGACAATCACGCTAGTGCAGTTTTTTAACCCCACCCCCTGCTAGGACAGATCAATTGTTACGCTAATATCCCCAGCAATTTGCACTTGCGAACGATCTATCGGCTTGAACCCAGCCCGATCTAACAGATCCTTGGATGCTTCCAGCTGCACATACTCGCTCTTAGCTCCACTGGAAAGCTCCGCAACCCTGCCTAGTGCCCTGACAGCGTGAATCCCAAATGCATCTGCTGTTGCTTGCATGAGATACTGTTGCACATGCGGAGTTTTCATAGCTTTGTATGCAGAGGCTCGTCCGCTGTTCCCCGCTGCGTACCCAGCCTCATGTGCAGCTTTTGCTACATTGCCACCGTTTGCTACAAACGCATCCACTAGCGCTCGTTGCCTTTCTGTTAGATCACGCTTAATCACACCACTCATGTCTAAAGCCCTTTCGACTGTCTGTTCATAGTCCTTACTGTCGCCCCCCTCTCCCTCTCTCCCCCCATTGATAGCACTCGATGTAACACCCCTGTCAACGCACAAATTGCACGTTTGCTACAACTTTGTACCTGTGCACACTACAAAGGTGATTCAGAACCACAAGTTTTAGTTCTGCCTCGCTTCGGTTTACTGTCTCAGTCAGTACGCTCGTCGGCACCTCGTTACAGCTGCGGCCACCTCGCACGTCTTTGTTCATTGCATCGGGCCAAAGACCATTCGCAAGCAGTTTCCTCTTGCTGTTCATAGCTGTGTGATTGTGGCTGCTGGCGGTGTGTAGTTCGACCTTTTCCTTGTGGGGAAACAACTTGCGAATAGCAACCTGATCTGGGGATCAGGCTTTGGCTCCGTGCATGAAGTCGTCGTTGCGAGGGTGGTCCTCGCACGTAACAAGGAGCCTAGAGCTATGACTAAGAAAGTACCTACACTCGTTGAACTAAAACTTGCAGTTCTAAATCATTTTCAAGCTACACAGGATGTTGCACCAAACGAACAATTCGTTGCTGGCATTGCCAGAGATGAATGTTACACCTCGCACAACTCACTGGTCTACAAGAAGAAGCAGATGGCCGACAAGATTGCGGACTACGAGACAGCAGTCGAAGAAGGCAAAGACATTCGAGCGGATGCGATCGCGCGACTGCTCGATAACATGGAAGTCGAACTAACGTTGTTAGACGAACGTCATCAAGCAGATCTATCGGTGTACGAGCAGGTCACTGGCACACAGTGGGAACCGATGGCTAAGAAACGCGCACCAGCGAAGCTATCAGATGATCGCATGAAAGCACTCAGAGCAAAGGTGGCGTAAGCCACCCCCGCAAGGGGCAGCACCGTCTGCCTCTTACTTCACCCTTTCGCCCAATCGGGGTCACGATTCGTGTAGGCTTGTGCGCTGCGGATCCACCCCACAATCAAGGAATAAACGAATGAACTTTTCTGACAGCCAACTAATCTCAGCTATTCGATCAATCATTGCTGAAGAAGTAGACAGCCGTATCAAAGCAATTGATGAAAATGAATTTAATGTATGGGATCATAGATCTGACATTGAAGACATCATTAGTGACTACATCAATTCAAACGTAACCATAACAATCGAGACTTAACATGCTTAAACCTATCAACTTGTTTCACACACCCAAAGATTGGCATGAACTAATGACATGGATCCATGCACACAATGATGAAGACAAAGCGCATCTAACTACGGCTGCTGCTATGGGCTGGAATCTATGCGCAACTATTATCGAAGATTACTTGGAGACAACCGATGAAGACACCTAGTTTTACACGCCGTGATTTTGTATTCATTGCAGATCACATTGCACCAATGATGCATTGGCCTACACACATCAATGAGCTTGCGGATAAACTGAAAGCTACGAATCCTAGATTCAATCGTGAAAGATTTATTGAACGTGCAACCAAAGCATGGGAAGCTAACTATCAGGCACACTTGGGAGACATCGATGATGAAATACCTAACTGAAACTATCCATTGTCCAGAATGTTTGGGCGATGGCACTCTAACATTCGAACGACCTGAACCTTGGGTCAATCGTGATCTACCTCCAAGCCTTGAGGAGTACAAAGATACATGCTGGAACTGCGGTGGCAGCGGTGAAGTTGAGGCTATGGAGTTTGATGAACCAGATCCTGACGATGGGCAACCATCTATGTATGAAGAATATCAGGATCTATACGGAGGCGACGACCCAATTGAATCGGAGGCAATCTAATGGGATACACACATCAAGGAATCGGCTATCAATCTACTGACACCAGTAAGTTTGCAGCCAAATCAAACACTGAACTAAAGATCTCAATACGCGATCAAGTCTTGCAGCTACTAACCAACAGCGGTGTTGCCATGTCAGCCGAAGCTGTGTCAGAAGCGTTAGGCCGACCACAAGTATCAGTGCAACCACGATTAACTGAATTGAAAAACGCTGGCTTGATCGAAGACAGTGGCAATCGTCGCCAAACTAAGTGGGGTAAGCCCTCGATTATGTGGCAAATTAAGACTGACGCTTGACATAAAAGCTGCGTATGTGCATATGCTGCGGCATGATACAGAGTTATTGGGATCAGATTCTAGAGAAGCATCGCTATGTTGATCTACCTTTGCACAAGGTATTTATCTTGGCAAAGATACCAACATCTACTTACTATCGCACGGTCAATGGCAAGACAGAATTGACCTTAGAAACTGCGAAGAAAGTATATCAAACACTAGATAGATTATCTAAGCGATGGCCTACTGGTCTGGTCGAACCAAAGAAAATCAATGCCGCAGTTCCAAAACTACACAAAAGCAACCGAGGTAACTGATACCTACGTCGAGTTGATCGATGCTTTAGTTGCAAGAAGGCATGAGCTTGGTCTATCGCAAGAGAGATTGGCTTTGGAAATAGGCTGTACCATTTCATTAATTCACAAATGGGAACAGTATAAACGTGTGCCATCTGGTTTCATGTTGACATGCTGGCTGGATGCACTTGGCGTTAAGATCAAAGTCTGCTCGTACTCGGATTGATTCGGGATCTACAATCTGTGATTCATGTGGTGATACCACTCAGTATTTCGTTGCGATCATGGC